CCAGCTCGCAATCATGTTCGAAGAACGTTTTCCTATGTCCTGAAACAGCGCCAGGGCACAAAATTCTAGACAGTCTCATGCGTAGTAGTAGTAAACGATCTTTCCGCTGGCCAGTTTCTTCCTGACCTTGTGCACGCCCTTAAGCTCTGTCACGACGTGCATCCTTCTCCCTCCAGGCGAAATAGTCATCGAGACTATTCAGATTTTCCGGCTGAGACCGGTCGACGAAATCGTCTTCCGAATTATTCCCGTTATCTCCGTTGATGACAACCGTGCCATCGGGGCGAACGCTGACGGTGCGAACGTCCACGCCGGCGGCTTTGACGGCCATGATGGCGCGCTTAACGGCGTCCAGTGTGAATGGAATGGTTCGGCGTCCCATGGCTATCTTTTCCTCCATGCGTCAAAGTCTTTGACCATCTCGCGCCAGCGCGCGGCGGCTTCGTTGCTTGTGTTCAGCTCGGTTCGGCTTGAAATGGCGAGGACCGATCGCACGCGCGCGGCGACGCGATCATCTGTCAGCGGTCGGGCGAGGGCGTGCCGGGCTTCCATGAACGCCTTGAAGGCGGGTTCGCTGCATTTCATGGCGCATTCGGCGGCATAGTTCTTTGCCGGCCTGCCGCCCCGTGCCTCCAGTTCCATCTGCAAGCGTTCGATTTCAGTCCGGCGCCTTCGGTCGAGCTTGGCCGCTGCGTCGATCATTCGGATCAGGTCGGCCGGTATCTCGACATGCTTGAGCAGCAGTTCGCGGTTTGACACGGGGCAGGCTTGAGGAATGGTGCTGATGATATCCGGTTCCGTCGTATCCACGCCGTTTACCTCCAGATGCAACGCCTCGTGATCGGTCGAGATCTGGTCGATCGGCACAGCTGAGAGCACTAATGCCCGGTAGGCTGAAAGGCGTTCTTTGGCTCCAAGGTGTTGTGAAGTCATCACGTTCTACACCGCCAATGCAGCAAGTGCGGCTTCGATAGATGCGAGTTGAAAAATCGCAATGAAGGCTAGGGCGATTGTGCCGATGATGACAGCTATCAGGCTGGCCCGGTGAAGCAGCAGGCAATCATCGATTGTAAGTGGATGTCTGTGCGGCGAACGCAGCATCATCTCTTCGGTTCGTTGGCCTCTCAGATAGTGTGCCGTTGTTCCGCTTATTTTGGGGGTGGATGAGCCTTCTTGTCGCCGAGACTGATACATTTTCATCAGGTGTGCGTCCCTTGCCATTTTCAGCAAGAGTGCAAAATGCACATTACGAAGTCAAGCCATTATGTGCAAGATGCACACCAAGAGAGCCAAACGTCGTTGAGCGACGACTACGATGACGGCAAGAGCTGGTAAGTGACGCTAGACCGGCTTTATCCAGTCAATAGGAGCTGCCCAACGGACGTGCTGATCTGGGATGTCTGAGAAGTTGGGATTGAGGCTTTGCAGGGTCCATGTATTGGCTTCGCTGCCCTGGCGGAGGATTTTCACAAAGATGCGCCCGTCGCCAAGCTCGGCTATACATCGCTTGTTGATCATGGTGTCTGGAGGCAGAAGTCGCGAGTAATAGAGTAGTGTCCCGTCCTCGTATGCGGGAAACATGGAATCCCCGCAAACCCTAACGGCTACGGTTTCCAGCGGCGCATTGCTCGGTACTTCCACATATTCGACATCGCCATTGTCAATTGCCTCCACCTCGGCACCCGCTCCAACTTTTCCTTTAAGCGGGACGCCTCGTCTGGGGCTGTTGCCTTCGCCAGTCAGCAGCCAAGCAGGGCTGATGCGAAAGGCCTTTGCGTACTTCTCTGCTGCGCGAGTGATGCCCCGCGTCCCGTTTTCATGCTGAATGTAGGTGTAGTAATTCCAGCCAAAAAACTTGGCTGCCGACTTTGCGTCGGAGAAGCCACGGGCAATTCTGGCTTGCTCTAGCCGTTTCGATTCTTCTGGTCTGTCATCAAACACCATAATGTGCATATTGCACGGCGTTGGTGTGCGTTTCGACTTGACTTCGGAGAGTGCGTTATGCACACCATCGCCCCATGATTTGCGAAATCGACATAAAGGAACTCCGCGCCCGCCGAGGCTGGTCTCGGAGCGAAATGGCTGAGTATTTCGGTGTCGACACGTCCACGGTGTGCCGTTGGGAGAACCTGGGCATACCTAAGCGCGGCGCAACCCGGAAGACTTTGCAACGAGAGTGGGCAGCGTGCCTTGCCTCCGGGAGCGTGAAATGAGGTTCTTGGGCGCGGAATCTTCCAGTCTCTGGTGTGCGATTTTCCCTCTCATTCGAGTGGCTATTGCGCCTCTGAGTGAACTCAGAGGCTTGGCTGTGCTTGGCGGCGACAGTGCCTCGATAGCAGGTCCTAACCGGAAGCGCCGTGAATGCTTCCCCCGAAACCATTCTCTCAAAGAGGTGCTGTGATGGAGCGTTTGCTGGCACAGAAGGCTGTCGATGGCCTGCGCGAGGCTTCCCGCCGTTCGGTCGTGCAGGGCGGCGGGCCGGAGCGATTTCAATATGTGACGCGGGTGACGCAGGGGCAACTTTCGAAATGCTGGACCCATGACCCCAGCCGGAAGACCCAGCATGTGATGGCGATCGACATTGCCGTCGAGGCCGACATGGAGGCCGGCGCGCCGGTGATCGTCGGCGAGATGGCACGGATCCTCGGTTATCGGCTCATGCGCGATGACGGGGCTTACAGCGCCGGCGGCGGGCTGGGTATCGCCGATATCGGCGCGTTTCAGGATGCTTTTCACGCATTGTCGCAGTCCATGATCCAGGCCGTTGCCGACGGCAAGGTCGATCCGCGCGAAGCGGCGGACATCCTCGAAAAATACGCGAACTTCATGCGGGTTGCCCACGCCGTGGAGAGCAAGACGCATGGCTGCGAAGGCGAGGTCTGACATGACCATCGAAACGCAACAACCGCGAGACACGAGCCGCTGCCGGATCACTTCGGTGTGCGGCTTTTCCTTTTGCAGCCGCTGCGGCGGCAATGACTACGATGACAGGCCGTTTGCCTGCGTCGACCTGACAACGATGGAAGGCTCTGGAGCGATGGCGACACGAAAGACCAAGACGGCAACGACAGCGGCCAAGCGGGCGGAGCCGCCGCCACAGATGCAGCGTGAGGACCGGCGCATCGTCGCCGACAAGATTGCCGATGTCTACGACGACGAGGGCTATATCGCCCCGTGGACGGATGAACTCGTGGCGCAGGATCTGGGCGTGCCGCGCGCTTGGGTCGCGGAGGTGCGCGATTTCATGTTCGGGCCCGCGAACGAAAATCCGAAGCTCGCCGAATACCGGCGCCTGCATTCGGAATGGAAGGCCGACTACGAAAAGTTCCGCTCGGAGTTGGCTGCTCAGAAGTCGGACAGCAAGCGCCTGCATAATACCGCGCTCGATCTGCAGCGCCGAGCCGAGGAAATCAGCGTTCAGCAGAACCGGATCGTTCGGGAGTGCAAGCTGTGAGCGCGGTGAGGATTACCCGAATTCTTTGCCCGCATTGTGCAGGGCAGGGCTATCTGGCCGGCAATCGCCATCGGTGCCCGGTGTGCTGCGGCAATGAGCGGATATCTGCCGACGATGCCCGTGCCTATGCCATGGCGCAACGGCGCATGTCTGATGCCCTTGGCGCCGGCGAGCTGTCATGGCCACAGAAGCGGAAATGCGCGGCGATTGCCGAGGGCATCTATGAGCTTCTGCAGGAACTGCCGCCCTGGCGCGCGCACCGGAGGGCGACAGGATGACCGAACTGCGTGTTCTTGTCGGCTGCGAAACTTCCGGTGCGGTGCGTCGTGCCTTTGCCGCACGCGGGCATGACGTCTGGTCATGCGACGTTCTGCCGGCCGAAGACGGAAGCAACCGGCATCTTGTCTGCGATATCCGCGACATTCTCGATGACGGCTGGGATTTGCTGGCCGTGATGCACCCACCGTGCACGCGGCTTTGCAACAGCGGTGTGCGCTGGCTTTCCGGCCCGCCGAAGAATGCTCCGAACGAGGCGACCCTTGCGGAGAAACAGGCTTGGCCGGTTCTTTCTGTTGCCGACCGAAGAGCCATCATGTGGCGGCTGCTGGATGAAGGCGCGGCGCTGTTTTCCGCCTGCTGGAATGCGCCGGTCGACCGGGTGGCGATTGAAAACCCGGTGATGCACCGGCACGCAAAAGAGCGGATCGTCAACTATCAGAAGCCGGCACAGACCGTGCAGCCGTGGTGGTTTGGCAACCGGGCGTTCAAGGCAACCTCATTCTATCTGCGCGGACTGCCGCCCCTGACCGAAACCGATCGGCTGGAGCCGCCGAAACCGGGCACGGACGAACACAAGAAATGGTCGATCGTGCATCGGGCCTCGCCGGGGCCTGACCGCTGGCGGCTGAGATCACGAACATATCCGGGCATTGCCAGCGCAATGGCCGACCAATGGGGTGGGGCGGCCTTGTCGGTTGCCGCTGCCCTCAACGATGTACTGGAGGTGGCGTCATGAGCGAGGTACCGTATACCCGCCTTTGCCTGTCGGACAGTCAAGATTTACACAAGGTCATCAATATCGACATCGAGGGCAGCGGCGAGCGCCTTTATGGCCGATATGGAGCCATCTGCTTTTCCGTTTTCGATATCCGACAGGTAGGGCTGGGAAATGCCGGCCTTTTCTGCCAGCGCCTTCATGGTCAGGCCACGGTATTTGCGCCACACGCGCAGGCGGCTCTGGCTCTCATCGGAAAGCGCGACAATCAGTTCGTGCGGATAGGTTTCTTCTCCGGCTTCCACGCCGGCCATGACCGCGCGGGCGCGCAGGCTGTCGAGCATATCATCATAATCGGCTTCGCGCAGCAGCACGTAATTGTTGCCTTCGATGGTGATCTTCTGAACTTCGGCCATGGCGTGTCACTCCTTGTAAATGCCGCCGCGCGGCCCTGCGTCGATGATCATGACGATCAAACCCTGATCATCAAGGATGATGCGGTCGGAACCGACGCGGATGCGAAAATAGGGGCTGCCCTGCAGCTTCTTCAAATCGACCGTTTCACCAGCCGCGAAAGCCTCGATCCTGGCGATGATTGCATTGCGGCGCTTTGGTTGCATGCGCTGAATGCTCTTCATTGCAGCCTTGGTGTAGCGGATCGTCTTCATGTGTTGAATATAGCTATAGGCGATATTCTGCGCAAGCTAGAAATCGTATTTTGCTATAATTCAAGACCTGGTGCCATGGAGGCTTTGCCATGAGCGAGATGCCGTATGTCCGCTTTTACATGTCCGACTGGCTTTCTGCCACGCGCGGCATGAAGGCTGCCGAAATGGGCGTGTATTTCACGCTGCTGGCGCTGATGTATGAGCGCGGAGAGCCGCTGACCGAGAACCACGAGCGGCTGGCGCGGCAGTGTGGCTGCACGAAAAAGGTGTTTTCCCAATACCTCGATGTGTTCCTCGATGACGGGAAAATCATCCGGTCGGAGGGCGGTCTCTGGAACCGTCGCGTGGAAAAAGAATTTCAATTTCGCGAAAAAATTTCGGAGCAGGCAAAAGGGGCCGCGAAAAATCGCTGGGAAAAAACCAATAAAAACAAAGGCGGTTCGATGCGACCGCATAGCGACCGCAATGCGGATGCAATGCGTAAGCCAGAAGTCAGAGTTAAGAAAGAAAGTGTTCCTAAAGGAACACCAAAGAAATCGCCCAAATCGGTTCTCTGCGATGTGCTGTCGCCGGAGGTTGCCGATGCCGTCATCGAACATCGCAAAGCACTCCGCAAAAACCTGACCGTCCGGGCTGCCGAACTGCTCGCACGGCGGTTTGCGCTGATGCCGGATCCTGACGCTGCGGCGGAAACCATGATCGGTCGCGGGTGGCAGGGTTTTGAGCCGGGCTGGATGCAGGAACGGCAGCAGGGTGCTCCCCGGGCATCGCCCGCCAAGCCCTCACGCGGCGACGAAATCAGGGATCACAATCAGCGCGCTCGGGACAGTTTGCGCAAACGGATGGGACAGGACGATGGCAGCGAAGATCGTAAAATTATCGACATCAGCCGGGGAGATTGGAAGGTTGCGCAAGGCACTTGAGCCGGCGAACGAACGGCAGTCCGATATCATGCTCGATGCGCTGATGGACCGTGGTTTTGCGATCCCCGACAGCGTCAACGCCGACAAGGCCGGGCAGTTCTATGCCGAGGCGATGCGGGGCAAGCCAATCGGCGCGCTTCGCCGGGTGTTCGAGAACCTGCGGCTCGGTCGATATCCGAAATTCCAGTCGTTTCTGCCCAAGCCTGCCGAGCTTTCCGCCCTTGTCGATGCGGCTGCCAAGCATGACCGAGACCTGCTCAGGATCGAGCACGAACAGGCGGAAGCGGCGAAAGAACGGGAGGCGGAACGCGCCCGGCGCTACCTGACCCCGGAAGAGCGCGAGCGCCGCCGCCGCAGGGCGAGGGCGGTGCGGGAGATGATCGGCACTGCTACCGAAGCGCGGAAGGTGGAGGAGAGCGAGGATGACTGAGGCTGAGAATCGCAAGGCCGTGCGCCGGGCCTTCCTGAAATTCTATCGGCAGTGGCCGACATTTGGCGATGACAGCGACGAACGGGCGTTTGTCGAATGGCAGGCGCTGCAACCGGAAGAGCGACAGGCTGCCGATGCCATGTTGCCGGGGTTTCTGGCGTTCGAGGCGATGAACGGCCGCACGGTGAAGTTTGCGGCCAGCACCTATCTGCGCGAAAAGCGCTGGACGGCAGTGCTGGAGGGGCTGGAAGGCGCGGGCGGTTCGGTGATTGCCGCGACCTTCGGCAAGGCCTGGATGGCGGAACGCTTTGCCCGGCTTGGCGAACCATGCGCACGACTGCCGGCGCTGACGCGGTTTCAGGAACTGGAAATCGCCGAGGGCCGGGCAGACCGCAAGGCGCTTTGGCGCGAACGCATGGCCAAGATGGGCTGGACGTCCGTTAACGCCATGAACGATCAGGCCGTCCGCTTTCCTGGCAAGGGCATGCGGGTTTCCGGCGAGATCGCGCTGCTTGGCGCTGACTTCGAGGCGGTGCGGGTTGGTGGCGATCAGTGGGCGGCATGGGAGGCTGAGCATGCGGCGCGCGGCTGGCCGTTTCTGCCAGAGATGGGTCGGGTGGAATGGGTTTATTTCCCGCCTCTTGGAGCCGGAACGCCGGGCGAAGCGCTGGAGACGTTCTTCGGCAAACTGGACAGGGCGAAACAGCTGGAGGCGGCGCAATGACGGAATATCGGAAGATCGGAACCTCGGTCGATCTGGCCTATGGCCTGAAATTCGAGGATCGGCTGCGGCTGATCCGGCTTTCCGGCCGGTCGGCACTGGCCGAGAAGGCGGCGAATGACGCGCCGTGGTATGTTTTGCGGGTGATGACCGGGCGGGAGCGGGCCGTTTGCGATGCGCTGACGGAGTGTGGTGCCGAGGCGCTGTCTCCGACGCGAAAAGGGCCGAAGCGGCGACGTCGGCACAAGGTTCTGCCACCGCAGGATATTCCACTGATGGCCGGCTATGTGCTGGTGCGGTTTGCTATGTCGGACACGGCGGTCAGCGCGCTGCTGGGCTTCGAGCATGTACGTGGGGTGCTTGGCGGGTGGCTCAGCCCGTTCGCGCTGGAAAACGACAGGGTTGTCCGGATCATGCAGAAAGCCGGCGATGGACGGTTCGACTGGGAGCGAGTCTCGAAGATCGTGGTCGTTGCGGGGGAGCGGGTGCGCATCGGCGAGGGGATGTTTGCAGGGCTTGAGGCCGACGTGGTCACGCCCAACAGCAAGGGCAAGGGCGACGTTGTGGTCGAGGTGGATATGTTCGGGCAGAAAACGCCTGTAAATTTGCCTCTTGCAATTCTCGAAAAGTTATGAACTTTATAGAGGCATTGGTTGATTCGGTTCTCAGTGACCTTCGCTCTCGCGCCCGAACCCCGCCCTCACGATAGCCGATCGGCAGATGCGATTGAGGGCCAGTGCGTAAGCTATATCTTTCTTCAACTTTCTGTTTTATACTTGAGTTGGTAAACGCAAGACGGGTGCGCCGTATTTTGGTTTACTTTTGGCTGAGGCGGATCGTGAGAGCGATCCGCCTTTTTGCGTTTAGGGCAAAAGGGAATTTTGCCCATTTGCTCAATGGCAATGTACCCGACCAACACTGTTGTCCATGTGACAACACTGACCTTGAGGCGAACTCTTTCGACAGCCCCCTCCATGAGCGCTGACGGCGGATGCAGTCAATAATGATATCAGAAATACCGAAATAAACTTGTTCATTGCTTCCCTCCTGACGTTGAGGGAAACAGGATAGATTAGAATATTCTAATTTGTATATAAACAAAACGTATTAGTCTCCTTCTATCCGCCCAATGATATTAATCGACTGAAATAGTATGCTCTCCGCCCATATCGACATCGACCTGACGCGCTTCGAGGCGAAGCTGACGTCGGCTGAGCGCCGTGACCTGCCGAAGGCGGAAGCGCTGGCGCTGAACTGGCTGGCCTATGACGGCATGCGGGATGTGCGGGCGAAGATGAAGGTCGTGTTCGACCGGCCGACGCAGCGGGCCATTCGCGGGATCGTCTACGATAAGGCGAGCGAGCGCCATCCGGTATCGGCCGTCGTGGTCGGCGGATCGGGCCGCAAGGGCGGGCTGCCGGCGGCGGCCTATCTCGGCCCGGAAATCCACGGCGGTATGCGGCGGCACAAGTCGTTTGAGGAACAGCTGATCGGCCGGGGGCTGATGGCTCGCAATCAGGTGGCCGTGCCGGCGGATCGAACGCCGCTCGACCGCTATGGAAACATGACGCAGGGTTTTCTCAATCGCGTCATGCGGGATCTTCGGATCGACTATCGCGGGGCAGGGGCAACGCGGGTTGCAAACGGTTCGAAACGGCGGAAGCGCCGGGCAAAACCCAACCAGTTCTTCGTGCCGGAAGGGCGTTCGGACCTGTTCCCGGGCGTCTGGTTCTCGGGACGGACGGACCGGGAGTTCTATCCGGTCATCCTGTTCGTTCGGATGACGTCCTATTCGGAGCGGCTGAAGCTCAATGAGATTGTCGCCGACCTGGTGCGGCAGAAAAAGGACCGGACATTCCGCCGGGCTTTCAAAAAGGTCTTCCCGAAGACCTGATCTCAATCACACTCAACATCGCGACGGGTCCTTCCTGGGGCCCTTTGCCACGCGGGTATTTGGCACCGCGCGGGTTCGTCAGTCTGAGCCCGAAACAGAAGCCTAAAGTCCAAGCCTAAATTAAAGTCAGAGGTGAGTTTAGCCACCATGGAAACCATGCCGGACAGCATGAGCAAGGCCGAGTTTGCGGCCCTGATCTCGGTATCTGCGGGCCGTGTCTCGCAATATCTGAGCGCCGGCCAGATCCATGGCAAGGCGATCGAGGGCGAGGGGCGGTTTGCTCGTATTCGCCCCGATGTCGCCATCGGCCAGCTCGGCCTCACCATCGATCCCTCCCAAGGGTACGGCGCCAACGGAAAAGCCCCTACAGCAACATGCAAGAAACAGGCTGATTTCCCGCGTGCCGAGCGCCGGGCGAGCGCGGCGGAACTGCCGCTGCGCTCGCCTGCAACCGAGGAGGAAGAGGAAGACCTTGCCGAACAGCTCGCCCGCGAGCGTCTGCAGCAACAGCGATATAAGACCGCCCAGATGGAGCGGCAGGAAAAGGCGGAAGCCGGGATCTATACCCGCACCGAGGATGTGCGCCGCGAGATCGGCCGGGCCTCGTCTGAAGCCTTCAAAGTGATGGAACAGGGACTGCCGGATCTGGCAACGGCCGTTGCCGAAGCTTTCAATTTTCCCCAGCGCGATATCCAGAAGGCGCTGACACGCAAGTGGCGCGAGATCCGGGTGAAGGCCGCAGCGGTGTTTCGCGAGGATCGTGATGCGACGCCGGAGATGATCGAGGAAGAGGCGGGCGCCGAATGACCATGCTGTTCAATCCCGAGCGGCTGATGTTCGAGGCGCTGGCAAACGCGTGCGAACCGCCGCCGCCAGTCGACTATCTTGGCTGGGCGAAGCGCAATATCGTGTTCTCCGAACGCATCTCGGCGTTTCCGGGACCATATCGAGAAGACATGTTCCCGTTCTTCTCCGAGATCCTGCGGGCATTGTCGCCGGACGATCCGTGCTCGATCGTCACGCTTTCCAAATCCGCCCAGGTCGGCGGCACGGTGCTGGCGAACATCTTCCTGCTTGGCACGCTCGACCTCGACCCTTGCGATTTCCTCTATGTCCATCCGACCGAGGAAAACGCCTCGCGCTGGTCGAAGACCAAGCTGATGCCGCTCCTGCGCGAGACCGTGTCGGTCCGCGCGCTGTTCCCAGAAGCCGGTCGCGATGGCGGCAATTCGATCCTCTACAAGGAACGGGTCGACGGGCGGGGTGCTGTACAGGCGGCCGGCGCCAATTCGGCGGCCGGTCTTTCGATGATCTCGCCGCGCGCCCAGGTGCAGGATGACCTTGCCAAATGGGTCTATAACGAGGCGGGCGATCCCGAAAGTCAGGCCGACAGCCGGTCGAAGGCCTTCTTCAACCGCAAGGTCTTCAAGATCTCGACGCCGCTGATCGCGCCGGGATGCCGGATCACGGCCAATTATCTGGCCGGCACGCAGGAACGCTATCATGTGCCGTGCCCGCACTGCCATGAGCTGCAGCCGCTCGAATGGGAGAACATGCGCGATCACATCGATCCGCAGCATCCAGAACAGGCCCACTTCGTTTGCGTTCATTGCGGCTGCGAGATCCACGAGCATCATCGCCAGTGGATGGTCGACCCGGCAAATGGCGCCGACTGGGTGGCCAAATATCCGGAGCGGGCGCGTTATCATCGCTCGTTTCATATCTGGGTGCCGTATTCGCCGCTTGAAAGCTGGGAGGCGATTGCCCGGGCCTGGCTGAAGGTCCAGTCGGGCGGGGAAGATGACAAGGAAAAGGGCGCCGGCGCCGAGCAGGTGTTCTTCAACGATACGCTGGGTCTTGCCTATGAGGCCGACAACAAGGCGATTGCCTGGGAAGACCTGCGCGACCGGGCCGAGGAAACCGGCTTCCGGCGCGGTGTGGTTCCCGGCGACATGCTCGCACTGACCATCGGCATCGACGTCCAGGGCGACCGCGTCGAATGGCTGCTGAGAGGCTGGGGCCGCAACAAGATGAGCGCGGTCATCGATTATGGCGTGATCGACAGCCGAGCGGGCAGCCACCTGCCGGGCTATCGCGAGCATTCGGGCCATATCTCGGAACATCAGGTCATGGAGGCGCTTGACCGGCTGATTGCCAAACGCTGGCCGGACGAGAACGGGCGGATGCGCGATGTCGACCGGGTCGCGATCGACGGCAATGCCTATACCGAAGATGTCTGGTTCTGGGCCCGGCGCCATCCGCGCTCGAAGGTGATCATGGTGCGCGGCGACAACCGTGATGCTGCGCCCTTGCTCAGTCAGGTACGCGAATATGACAAGCGCGGCCGGCCGAAGAAACAGAAATGGTCGACGCGGTTCTTCAACTTCAACGCCTCGGTGATGAAGATGGGAATTTACCGTGACTTCCGGAAGGACGATCCCGAACAGCCGGGCTTCATCAGCTTTGCCGTTGGTCTCGGGGATGCCTTTTATCAGCAGGCAACATCCGAGGTGCGGACCAAGGAAAAGGACCGCAACGGCTATCCGCGCTGGGTGTGGAAACTGCCAGACGGGCAGCGCAACGAAGTGCTCGACATGCTCAATCAGTCGCGCGCTGCCGCCATCCGGCTCAACGTGCCTTACTGGACGGACGAGGAATGGGACGCGCGGGCGGAAGACCTTGCCCGTCAGGAACCGGAGGAGCAGGGCGATCTCGAAGACCTGATCGGCAACCTTGCCGTTGCGGTGAAAGCCGTCAGCGATGCGGGCAAAACGCCGGACGAAAAACCGGCCGCTTCACCGGTGTCTGATCGCGTTGCGGCGGCGATGCGCCGGGCCGAACGGGCGGCGCAAAGAACCCGACCGGGTTAAGACAACAGGAAAGATATCATGCTTTCGACAGACGAACGGCTGATGCTGGAGACCCGGCTCGGCGAGGCGAAGCTTGCGCTTCACAGGCTGGAGATCGGTCAGCGCGCGGTGACGCTGTCCTATGATGGCGAGAGCGTCACATACAGCGGCGCCGACCGTTCAACGCTGCGCGCCTATATCCGCGACCTCGAAACGAGGCTGGGCTTTCGCCGGTCGTCGCGGCCGCGCGGGCGGGGAGTGATCTTCGGATGACAGTGGAAATTCTCGGACCGGACAGCCGGCCGCTTGCCGCCGATGTGCGCAATGCCGCCCGCCTGCAGGCTGCCCGCAACCGGCAAATGGCAGCTTCCGTGTCGGGCGAGGCCGTGACGCGGGCAGCCTATCAGGGCGCCTCCTATGATCACCCGAGCTTTGCCGGCTGGAAGGCCGGCAATTACTCTGGCCAGTCGGCGCTTTCCGTCTCGCGTTCGACGCTGGTCGACCGGCTCAACGATGTCGCCCGCAATGATGGCTGGGGTGCGGCCGGCACGTCGCGGCTGGTCGACAACATCATCGGCGCGGGCTGGAAGCTTGCGGCGCGGCCGAACCACACGACGCTAAACCTCACCTTCGACCAGGCCGAAGAGATCGCCACGCAGATCGAGGGGCTGTGGCGGGACTATACGCAGGATGTCGACATGTGGTGCGACGCCGAGCGGACGAAGAACATGGCCGGCATTCTCGGCCTTGCCGCGCGCAATCGCTTCGGACCGGAAGGCGAGAGCTTTGCCGTCATCGTCTGGCAGGACGATGCGCCGCTGTTTTCCACGGCGGTGCATATGCTCGATCCGGCCCGGTGTTCCAATCCGAAGGGTATGCTCGACAGCGAGTTTCTGCGCGATGGCGTTGCCATTGACGGTTACGGCGCGCCGGTCGGCTATCACTTCCGCCGAAGTCATCCTGGCGATGTCTATGCCGGCAACACCAAGCTCTGGTCCTGGGAATATGTGTCCCGGTCGACCGAATGGGGCCGTCCGGTCGTGGTTCATGCCTTTGATCCGAAACGGCCGGGCATGACGCGGGGGGCTTCCGACTGGGCGCCGATCATGCGCTCCATCAAGCAATCGACGGATTACGAGGATTTTGAAAGTCAGGCGGCGATGCTGAATGCCATCATGGCTGCCTTCATCGAAACCCCGTTCGATCCCGAAGAGATGATGGCCGCGCTCGATGCCGATGGCGGCGAGGGCGCGCTTGGCAGGATCTATGGCGAGATGTCGGAAGCCCAGAAGGCCTATTATGGCGCGGCCCCGATCAGCCTGCCGGGCGTCAGGGTCAATACGCTGCTTCCCGGCGAAAAGGCCAATCTGACGAAGCCGGAACATCCGAATGCGAACTTCGAGGTGTTCGTCAATGCGGCGCTGAGAAAGATCGCGTCGGCCGTGGGGCTGACCTATGAGCAGCTGACCATGGACTGGAGCCAGGTGAACTATTCCTCGGCCCGGGCGGCGCTTCTGGAAATCTGGCGCGGGTTTACGGCCAAGAAGAGCAGTTTTGCCGCCCAGTTCATGGCGCCGATCTATCGGGCATGGCTTGAGGAAGTCTTCGACAAGGGACTGATCGACCTGCCGGCGGGCGCTGTTGCCTTTGAAGACAACCCGGCCGCCTGGTGTCACGCCGACTGGATCGGCCCGGGCCGCGGCTGGATCGACCCCTTGCGGGAAGCGCAGGCCGCCGGCGAACGGCTCGACAGGAAGCTGACGACGCTGCAGCAGGAATCGGCCGAACAGGGTCGCGACTGGAAGATGGATGCCGACCAGCTTGCCCGCGAGGCCCGCTATTATCGTAGTCTCGGCCTGAAGCATCCGGCGGAAATGGAAAACGGCACGACCGGCCACGATGGCGGTCCATCATTGGACGAGACCGATCAGGACACGGAAATCGAGGAAGGCGTCAACGGCCGAAGCGGCAGCAGTCGCGGGGCGGAGCGCTCCGCCCGGCGTCATCCCCTCGGCATTCCACAGATCGGAAGGCAGCCACGATGAACTATCCCGAAATCGCCAGCCGCATGTTCAACACTCCGCTGATGCTGCAGCCGGCCAAGGCCGACACCATCGCCCGGGCCTTTGCTCCGCGTGTCCTCGGCCTGCCGGAAGGGGACGGCGGGCAGATGGGCCTGATCGGCGAGAAGATCAGAACCGATGTCAATGATTGGGGCGAGAAGACCTATCGCGGCGTTGATCGCCCGATGGATGGCATCGGCCTGATCGAGATCGAGGGCTCGCTGGTCAACAAGGGGCGCTGGATCGGCAAATCCTGCGGCATGACCTCCTATGAGGGAATCGGTATCCTGGCCGATGACTGCCGGGCGGACGACAGCATCCGCGCCGTTGTCATCGAGGTCGACAGTTTTGGCGGCGAGGTGACGGGCGCCTTCGATTGCGCGGAAAAGCTCTTCGAGCTGTCGCAGGTCAAGCCGACGATCGCGGTGCTGACGGATCATGCCTGTTCAGCCGGTTACCTTCTGGCCTCGGCGGCCCGGCAGATCGTGTTGCCATCGACCGGGCTTTGCGGCTCGATCGGCGTCGTCTCGGTTCATGTCGATGTCAGCGGCTGGCTGAAGAAAGAAGGGCTGAATGTCACCATCCTGAAGGCAGGCGCCCACAAGGCCGATCTCAACCCTTATGAGGCCATCCCCGAGGATGTGCTGGCGCGCGAGCTTTCCGAGCTGGAAGAGCTGCGCGTCGAATTTGCCGAGACGGTTGCCCGGTATCGTGCCGGGCGGCTTTCGAAAGACCAGGCGCTTGCCACGGAGGCGGGCGTCTATCGCGGCGCAAAGGCGGTATCGGCAGGGCTTGCCGATGCCGTGGCGCGTCCCTCGCAGGTGCTTGCCGCCTTCGGGGCTGAACTGGGCCGTGCGGCCTGAACCCTCAACGACCAAGGATAATCGATATGTCGAATGTCACGCGCGGCCTGTCCGCAAGCGTGCTCGCCGCCATGCGCGGCGGCAGGGCCGGAAACCGGATGGAAGACGATCCGGAAAAGGAAAACCCGGAGGAAGAGCTCGAAAACGAGAAGAAGGATCCCGAAGCCAAGGCGGAGGATCCTGAAGAGGAGGCTGCAGGCGAGGGCGCGCCCGGCGATGATCCCAAGGGCGACGATCCCAAAAGCGGCGATCCCGAGCGCGAGGACGAACAGAAGACCTCTGCCAGCGCATCCGCCCGCGCCGATGAACGCTCTCGGATCCAGGCAATCCTGACGCATCCGAAGGCCTCGGCCAATGCCGAGCTTGCCGGGCATCTGGCCTTCTCGACCGCCTATTCGGCGAAAGAGGCGAGCGCGATCCTGAATGCCTCGACGCCCTCGGCTTCAACGGGCGGCAATCGCCTTGCCGATCGCATGGCGGGCAAGACCCCGAAGCTCGGCGCCGGCGGCGCACCTTCTGCCCAGTCTGAACGCAAATCGCTGCTGGCAGCTGTCGGCGGCGCCATCAATGCGCGGCATGGCCGCCGCAACACTGGAGAGTGAGACCCATGGAAACGGCAAGCTTTGCCCCCAATGACCTGATCGTCGGCGACATTCCGGTCGTCACCCGCACCGTCACCATTGCCAGCGGTCAGGACCTGAAGCGCGGCGCGGTGCTGGGCGAGATCACGGCGAACAGCAAGCATGTCCTGTCGCTCGCCGCCGCCAATGACGGATCGGAAGAGCCCGCCTGCATTCTCGCCTTCGATGTCGACGCCTCGGGCGGCGATGTCGAGGCGCAGGCCTATTTTGGCGCGGCCGTTGACGCCGCAAAGCTCGACCTTGGTGCCGGCCATGATGCGGCAAGCGTCGAAGAGGCCTTCCGCCGCAAGGGTGCTGCCCTCTTCGTGCGCAGGCTCGACTGAACCCTTTCCGCCATCCCTGAAACAAACAGAAAATCAATGCCATGAGCGACCTTCTTCTCAATACGGCGGAACTGGTGACGGTTCTGCCGCCGCGCGACCGGCCGGAAGCCTTTCTGCGCAACCGCTATTTTGCCACCACGGTTCTCTCCGAACAGGAGGAAATCGTCTTCGACCGGATCCTGCCCGATCGCGAGCTCGCCCCCTTCGTGCACCCGGACGTGCCGGGCAAGGATGCGGCCAATCGCGGCTTTACGGCGACCAGCCTGAAGCCGGCCTATGTGAAGCCCCAGAACACGCTGCGCCCCTCCGGCAATCTGATCCGCATGCCGGGCGAACAGCTTGCCGGCGCGGTCTCGCCCGAGCAGCGCTATGCCTACAACATCGCCCAGATCCTGGACGACCAGGACATGCGCATCACCCGGCGCGAGGAGCTGATGTGTTCGGAAGTCCTGCGCACGGGCCGCGTGATTGTCGAGGGTGAGAACTATCCGACGCAGACGGTCAATTACCAGCGCGCCGCAGAACTCACCATCGCGCTTTCCGGCGCTGCCCGCTGGGGCGAGAGCGGCGTCGATCCGTATGACGATATCGAGGACTGGATTGACCTTCTGGCGATCACCGATGGCTTTACCGCCCGCGAGGTGACGCTTGGCCCGGGGGCGGCAACGCTGCTGAAGCGCTCCGAACGCTTCCAGAAGATGCTCGACAATCGCCGGCAGGCCTCCGGCTCGATGGAGTTCGGCCCGGTCTCGACGGGCGCCGAAGGCAAATATTCGGCCGTCCTCGGTCAGATCGGGGAGATCACCTTCCTGCAGTATTCGCAAGGGTTCACCGTCGGCGGCGTCAAGCGCAATTTCTGGCCAAGCTATGGTGTGGGCATTCTCGATCCGCAGGGCTTCATGGGCCACTTCGGCTATGGCGCCATTCTGGACGATCAGGCGCTCGTGCCGATGGAGCGCTTCCCGGACATGTGGCGGGAGAAGAACCCCTCCCGCACCATCCTGCAGACGCAGGCAGCGCCGCTGCCGATCGCGCCGGAACCGAATGCCAGCCTGTTTGCGCTCGTGCGCTGATCAGGACCGGGCGGCGTAAAGCCGCCCGCCTTAACCAGACAATCACGGAGCAAAAACAATGGCAACAACGAGAAAGTTCAACACGACGGTGAAGATCGGTGGCAAGACCTATGCGCCCGGCGAGGATGTGTCGGTCTCG